GATGTCGTGTGGGTAGACGGCTACTGGATGACCACGGACGGCGAGTTCCTGATCGTCACCGATCTGGGCAACCCGCTGTCGGTGAACCCGCTGAAATACGGCAGCAGCGAGGTCGATCCCGACCCTGTGGTGGCGCTGTGGAAACTGCGCAACGAGGTATACGCGCTGAACCGGCACACCATCGAGGTGTTCGACAACGTGGGCGGCGATCTGTTCCCGTTCCAGCGCATCGACGGCGCGCAGATCGAGAAGGGCGCCATCGGCACACACGCCTGCTGCATGTACGCTGACATGATCGCGTTCATGGGCAGCGGCGTAAACGAGGCCCCGGGCATCTACCTGGGTGCCAACGCGCAGACGCAGAAAATCAGCACGCAGGAAGTCGATCAGATTCTGCTGCAGTTCACCGAGGCGCAGCTCGCGCTGTGCAAGCTCGAAGCCCGCAACGACCGCACGCATGAGTACCTGTACGTCCACCTGCCGGACAGGACGCTGGTGTACGACATCGCCGCCAGCAAGGCCGCGCAGGCGCAGGTGTGGTTCACGCTGACGACCACGGTGGTGGGCTTCCAGCGGTACAAGGCGCAGAACTGGGTCTGGTGCTACGACAGGTGGCTGGTGGCCGACCCGACGAGCGCCACGTTCGGCTACGCGGTGACCAACATCAGCACGCACTGGGGCCAGACCGTGCGCTGGGAGTTCGGCACGCTGATGCTGTACAACGAGGCCAACGGCGCGGTGATCCACGAACTGGAACTCATCGCGCTCACCGGCAGCGTGGCGCTGGGCTCGAACCCGCAGATCGCCACGTCGTACTCGCTCGACGGGCAGTCGTGGTCGCAGGATCGGTGGATCACTGTCGGCACCACGGGCAACACGCACAAGCGCTTGGTGTGGTGGCGGCAGGGGTTCATGCGGCGTTTCCGGGTGCAGCGGTTCCGAGGCACCTCGCAGGCGCACATCTCCATGCTGCGGCTTGAGGCCCAGATCGAGCCGCTGGCGTACTGACAATGGCAACTTCGCAGCGCCTGAACCTGACGCGGGATCAGCTCGCCACGTTCCTGAAGGATCACGAGCAGATCCGGCAGTTCGAGCGCCTGTTTGCCGTGGCCGACGCCATCGCGCCCGATGTCGTCAACGAGGTCAGCACCGCCGCTGCCAGCGCACAGGCCACCGCCGTGCAGGCCGTGGGCATGGCCCTGCAAATCGCGCAGGACGCCGCTGTGTGCTGCGCGGCGGCCGAGGCCAAGGCCCAAGAGGCACTGGACCGCCTGACGGCACTGGAACGCGATGCCGCCATCAACGCCGCCGAAGCCCAGGCTCAGGAGGCTATCGACCGCGTCTCCATGCTGGAGCAGGACGCCGCAACACGCATCGCCGCAGCCGAGGCTCTGTCCAATCAGGCGCTGACGCTGCTGGCGGGCCTGCGTGGCGACGTCGAGGGCCTGCAGTCTGCGCCTCCCGACCGCGAATTCAAGCGATCACGTTACGGGTCGTTCTACGACACCACGACGCAAGCGGCCACGGCCATCAACACCGCGAAGGCCATCACGTTCAACACAACGGACCTGAGCAACGGCGTGTATTTGGGCACGCCGACATCACGCATTTACGTTGACACTGGCGGGATCTACAACTTTCAGACCAGCATTCAACTCGACAGCACCGTCGCCACAGCGGAGGAGTTTTACCTCTGGTTCCGCTTGAATGGCGTAGACGTTACCAATTCTGCGAGCCAAGTTCGCGTGCAGGGAAATAACGCAGAGGTCTTTGTTTCTCTGAACTATTTCTTCAATCTGAAGGCCGGCGATTACGTGGAACTGGTGTTCAGCGTAAGCAATCTAGGGGTTCAATTGCTGGCGCTTCCAGCATCGGCACCGCATCCCGGCATTCCTTCTATCATTCTCACCGTCGCAAACAACATCGAGGGCATCCAATGACTGTCACCGTCAAGGTACTGGTCCCACCTCTGCAGATGCAGAACTCGCAGACCACGCAATACACCGCCACGGCCGCCAAGGCCATCATCGACAAGGCCACGGTGACGAACACCGACACGGTGAACCGCACGTTCAGCGTGAACCTGGTGACGTCTGGCGGCTCTGCCGGCAACTCGAACCTGGTCATCGACGACCGCACCGTCGTGCCGGGTGAAACCTACCTGTGCCCTGAATTGGTGGGCCAGGCGCTGGAGTCTGGCGGGTTTATCAGCACCATTGCCAGCGCCGCAACGGCGCTGACGCTGCGGGTTTCCGGACGTGAGATCACCTGATGGAAGACGCTGAAATGCCCGACATGATGATCCTCGGCATCGGTGGCGGCATCCCTGAGCCGTTTTTGACGGCATCGGAGAACCGCCGCAACACGCAGACCGCCATCCGCGACTGGATGCTCGGCCCCGAGAAGCCCACCAACGAACCCGGCGCAAACAAGCCGTACTGGGTGGCGCTGGGCAAGGCCATGCGCGTGGACGAGCGTGAAGCCCGCCGCCGCCGCTGCTCGAACTGCGAGTACTACGACAACTCGGTCGAGAAGCAGGTGCAGATGATGGCGATCCCGTGGAACGAGTGGGATGTTGGCGCCGGGTTTCGCGGGCATTGCACCAAGCTCGATTTCGTCTGTCACGACCTGCGGTCTTGCCAGGTATGGGAAGAACGCGAGTACGAGGATGAGGAAGACTGATGCTGTCAATGTGGCACAATGGCCGCGCTGAGTTTCGGGCGGCCAGCGGCCTGGTGAGGAACCAATGAGCACCACCGACTCTCTGCAGCAGCACTTTACGCACCTCGGCTTGCCAAAAGAAGCGCAGGCGTGGCTGCTCATGCTGTGGGACGTCATCCAGTTCTTCGATGACGTTGCCGACGCAGACCACATCGAGCGCAATGAACTGGACGCCGCTCTGTGGAATGCGCTGGTGTCGATGCCCGACAGCCAGTTTTTCCAGCAGCATCGGTCGGTTCTGGTGCCTTTGGTGGCAAATGCCATCCTCAAGTGGCAGGCATCAGATCAGGCCGAGCGCAGCAAAGAGGCTGATGCGAAGTCGTTTGTCTGGCGCGCTGGCTACTACGACATCGTGCTGTCGGTGGTGAGCTTGGTTCACGGGCCTGCCGCAGCCATCGCTGGCGCACGCGAAATTCTGTCTATCTACGGCGAGTCTTTCGACGACTACATCAAGGAGTTCGCCCATGCCTAACCCGACTACCGCGCTGATCGCTGGCGGCAGTTCGCTGCTGGGCAGCCGCATGCAGGCCGGCGCGGCCGAAGAAGCTGCCGGCATCCAGGCTGGCCTGTCGCGAGAGGCCATCGATGAACAGCGCCGTCAGTACGAAGAAACGCGGCAACTGCTTGCCCCGTATGTGCAAGCTGGCGAGCAGATGCTCGGTCGGTTTGCGCCGTACATCACTGCCGGCGAGCGGGCCTTCGAGCAGCAGGCGGCGCTGGCGGGGCTGAGTGGCCCCGAGGCGCAGCGCGCTGCGCTGGAAGGCATCTCTGGCGGTGCTGGGTTTCAGGAGGCCGTGCGCCAGGGCGAGGAGGCCCTGCTGGCGCGTGCGTCGGCTACGGGCGGGCTGCGCGGCGGAAACATCCAGGGCGCACTGGCCCAGTTCCGTCCGCAGATGTTGCAGCAGGCCATTGAGCAGCAGTATGGCAGGCTTGGTGGGCTGGCGGGCGCTGGGCTGGGCGTCACTGAACGGCTTGCAACTGGCGGCCAACAAGCTGCCACCGGATCGGCCCAGGTCGGCCAGGGTGCGGCGGCAAACATCGGCAACCTGCTGGCCCAGCAGGGCGCGGCCCAGGCCGGTGGGATCATTGGCGGCGCGGCGCCGTATGCGCAACTGGCGCAGTTGCCGATGACGCTGGCGACGATGGGCTGGGCTCGCGGCAAACCGCTGTTCGGGTGAGGTAAAGCATGGTCCAACCCTACAACTACCTGATGGGCGGCGGCGGCCCGATTGAGGCCGCGCTCGGCGGTCTGCGCATCGGTGCTTCGCTGGCCGAGATGGAAGAAGCGCGTGCCGCGCGAGTAGCCAGAGAACAGGCTGCGCTGGAAGCGGCAAGACAGGAACAACTGCTCAATGAGGAAAGGGCGCGCCTGATTAACGGCCCAATTACCAGGGAAAACATGTTTCTCCTTGCGCAAAAAGGCGCAACGAAAGAACAGCGCGAGATGGCGCAAAGCGCCCTTAATCAAATGACGCAGGAGCAGCAGCGCGCATCTGCCAGTCGCTATGGGCAACTTGTTTCTGCTGCGATTGTTGGGAATCAGCCTGTTTTCAATGAAATTCTGAACAACTCAATCCAGGCAGAAACCAACCCAGCAAGCCGCCAAGCTCTGCAGACGATACAAAAGCTGGCGTCTACTATGGGGTCTGACGCCGGACAAAAGCTGGCAAAAGTTGCGCTTGGTGAAATGCTTAATGCCGGCGGTGAATACAGGCAGGCCGCTGAGCAACTTATCAAGATTCACGGGCTCGAGTTTGGCGCCGCAGAAAAACTGCGCCGGGAAACCGCAGAAGCGACCATTGCAGGGACTCGCGCTAAATACGCAGATGTGCTGGCATCAAACGAAGTAGCCAAGGCGGCCGCAGAGGCCAGAAGGCTTGGAGTGGAAGCAGACAAGCTTGTGGTTGATATTGCCGAGGCGAAGCGCAGGCTGGAGTCTGGGCCTGATCTAGAGTCAGACGCAAGAAAACTTGTCAATGACTCCATAACAGCATCTATGGCGTCGAGGAGTTTGGCGTCTCAATACGAATCTCTTGCCAACAACATTTCTACTGAGATGGCATCTGGTGTTGCGGCAAGGGGCGCAGAAGCTGTAAAAAGATTTTTTGGCGCAGAAGATCAGATCACGAGGCTTAGGCAAGAATATCGCAGGCTACGGAACTCGCAGGTCATACAAAATCTTCCGCCCGGCGCGGCATCTGATAGAG